GTTAAAATTTGTTACGAGTTTGCCAGAACTATGGATCACTTTATTCGCTTCTTTAATGTTGCTTCAGATGATGCACTTTATTTGCGTTTATGCGTTACGATATCAAAAGCATGGAAATGCTCTCACCGAATGCGAGAGTGTATATTATATAATCAATGCATAAAAGAAAATTTTGAGACGATATCCCTAAAAGCACTACATTTACAAGATTATCAAGCGGCCGCACAGATATTGAAAGTTGGTAAACAAATGATGGCCGTGAAGGGTGACTTATGGTGTAATTCCATAAATTACGCACGTAAACATCCAATCCCTAACGCTGAAAAAGATAAACAAGAAATGATTGCAGCACTAATGAATGCTTACAATTACTCAAACTTTCAGGAAGAAGTACAGTCGTTAAAGCGACATTCCGACGGCCCCGTTCCAGTGTATATTGATGATTCCACTTCTTTGATATATAGTTTCTTCATGCCTGTATCTTCTGAGTCTGAAACGAAGGTTAACGATGTGCGACGGTTAGGAAAGTTTCTCTTGGTATTTTATGACAGTAAAACTCCAAAGACGAGAATTATTTGGCAACAGTCACCAGAAGCGAGAAAGTTTGTCACTGAGTATTTGAATTGGGGCATGATAAATTATCCAGAATGCATGTATACAAAGTCAAAAAGAATTGCGCAATGGATTATTTGGTTACCTGAAAGTTTGCATAACATTATTCAAGATTTTACGGAACGTGCCAATCTTTTAAGGATTTTAGAGATGGATTTAAAATTGATACAATCATTTGATAGTCGAGAGCCCATGAGGATGTGCTTTCAACGCTTTGGAATTAACGGAATGACAATTAACGCCGTTGTGGAACTGCTCTTTACAGACGTAGGAGGTAAGAGTCTTATTGACTTAATCTTTGGACGTACTATGGAGAATATATCGCATGCCTTAATGCCAATGTTATTAATACGTGGGTATTTATACGGTTATTACACGGCGCAAGAAGTCGCTTTTTGGTATGAGACTAATTATTCATGTCAGTGCTGTTACATTGAAAAGCATTGTACTACAAAGCGTATATTGATATTAGATTCGCGAGCACACGATATCTTGGGAAGAGATCCGCAGAGATCCGGAAGACTAATAAAACATAACGATAGCACGTTGAAGGGAATTAGTACGTTTGAACTACATCATGGTGAAATGTTATCCCGACAGGGTGAACATTGGATTGCTTTCTCATGTCTGGATTCGGCTGATGCATTGCTGGTTGCTATCACTTTAGTACATAGATACATGCGAGGCACAGGACTCGAAACGGAATTTGATATACAAGTAGCGATGAATACACTTGCAAGATGTTATTTATATTGGGGTCCAACTGATGGTCATATAGTTTCAGCGATATTTAGGTTGATGTGTTATTTAATTTTAAGAAAGAAATTGGAGGTGTTGATGAACAATATTTCTTGGTTTGATTTAGGCGCATTTATAGCTTTAATTTGTAAAACGGAGAGGCTGCATCCTACAATGGCGGAAAGAATGCATGCTGCGGTCGCAAAGACCTCTTTGTTCTTTTTAAGAATGACGATACACGGATATGATGAGGGAAGGGATATATTAACTGGTTCTGAAGCAGATGTCAACTTTCTAACGAAAAAGATTTCAAAAATTCCAAAAATTTCTTCTATTACTCCGAAAGGGACGGTTAAGCGTGTAAATAAAAATTAGAATTAAAGTTAAATAATGTTTAAATAGATTATGTCAGTGTTATTGATCGATATTAACATATATGTATATATATATATTTATTTATTTGTAAATAAGTTTTGAAGTAGCTTGTACGCTCGCGCGTAAGCTCAATTTTGCAACGTGAAGAAAGCAATAAATGTGGGACATTCAACCGAGGTTGACGTAGCAAATAAAGATAC